TCGCCTGTTCCATCCGTGGTATTTCGTTTTATTAAATTGTTGATGTTTTCATAATAGCGTTTGAACACTTCATCGCGTGTTACGCCTAGCGCTTTACTGAAAAAAGGGCTGGGCTTTATGTGGCGTTTATACCAACCCCAGTGGATAGGGTTAGCATACGGAACCTTGCCGCTGTTACCGGCTGAAACGCTTATCTTTGCTAATGCTTTACTTACGCGAATGGTGTCGCGCAAAGCACCGGTGCGAACTGGCACCAAAGTTCGGGCTTCACCTGCGACTAATTCACCGGCTTCTGTGCCGGCTGCCTTAATCTCTGCATCAGGCACGCCAATTTCTTGAAGCGCTCGGATGCTGGCTTTTAGACCCTGAACTTTGATGCCAGCTGCATCTGCCATTTTTAGGCGGTGGTGTCGATGGTGACGCCGTAGTAAATCTTCGATGCTGGGTTGTGCACCGAGTTGTCTACTTCTAGAGCAACCGAGAACTTAACGGTTTCGTTGGTTGATAGTGAAAGCGGTGGCAACTGGTTGAATACGACGGTGCCGGTGTAGTGAGGGGTGTCAGTGCCTGCGGTTGCGTTGCCATTAGGTGCAATGGTGAAAGCGACCTTGGTTCCAAAGTTAGCCCAAAGCACCTGATAGAGCGAAGTGTCTTCGCCCGAAGTGATGCCCTCTAGGTTCAGAGTCCACTGTCCGCCGGTGCGGTATTCGCAAAAAGTCTGAACGTCGCCGGGTGCGTCGTCTAGGGTCAGTTCAACCATAGTTGCGTCGCAAGCGTAGTCAGTAGTGCCGATTTTGAAGATGATGTTCTGCGCTTTGATGCGCGTTGATGCAGCCATGATTGACCTTTCTAAATTGTGATTTCAAGTTCTAGCGGAACATTGACCGCCAAATACTCTGCGTTGTTTGTTTGTAGGTTGTAGGGTGCGCCAGTTGGCAACATACGCGCATAACCCGGCAGTGCATTCGCTACGTCAGCGAGTAATTCATCTAGCTTTTCCGTTGATTGCTTATTCGTTGCAGTTGCAGCAATTAAGACAAGTTCAACGTTTAGAAGATACTCACCGGATAGCGAAGACACTGCCAGATATGGGCTGCGCGCGTTCACAATCACAATCGGCGGCACAATACGCTCTGGCACGTAGTCCAAAACTTTTAGGCCGGCCGCTTCTAGGTCAAGTTTTAGTTCGACCTTTGCGAGAGTGATTTCGTTTGTCATACTCCATACCCAACATAACGGAACAGTAGGGGATAGACGGCGTTCATTGGGTCTTTAGCCACTCGGATTGGTGACCCGTCGAACGATGCAAACTGGGCTACACCGTTAGGCGCTGACCTTCTGTGAAACAACTCCGAGGCTGTAATTAGAACCGCTTGAATGTGCACCTGTGAGGGCACGGTGGCATCACCTTGAAAGTCATCGACTAGCGAGTGGCCAGCCGTTAAACATGAGTTGATGAAGTCACCTGTTTCGTCGGTTCCAACGTAAGCCTGAAAGTCGGCCAGCGAGATGGTCAGCGCCACGATGTCCTACTAAGCGACTACGTCTAGCTCGACGATTGCGCCCTCGAAGGTGCGAGCGATAGCCATGTAACCGTAAACCGATACAGAGTCGGTTAGGGTGGTGATGTCGCCGTCGGTTAGGCGAACAGGTGCACCTGCAGACTCGAAGGTCTGAATTGCGCGGCTGTTTGCCATGTAGCACTTGTTGGCGGTCATCTGGGTGTCCACGATGATTGGTAGACCGAGCAGTGAGCCGGTTAGGCCTGATGCGTCTGACTGACCAATGTTGTTGATACCTGCACCGTTCTGAAGAACTAGAGGGCGGCCTGCGGTGTCTACAACAGTAATCAACTTCACGTATGCCTCTGGTGAAGCAAGGATGAATTCTGGTGCTAGACCAGTGTTCTTCTTGATGTAAACGGCACCGTTAGCAATTGCGGTGGTGACTGCTGCTGCGGTTAGTGCAGATGCGTCGAATACCTTGCCGGTGTAGGTCATGCCCTGAATGTTTGCTACGGCAGCGGCGTTGGTTGCGTTTGCGTAAGCGATGGTTAGAGCTGCGAATACGGTGTTTAGGTAGTCTACGCTTGAGCGCTCGATGGTCTGGCGTGAGAATGAGGTGTAACCGCCGTAGGTCTTCACGTCTGACGATACTGCGTCGATAGCAAGGTTACCGAAAGATAGTGCCTCGTTCTCTGGGTCTTGCTGACCAACTGCAAGGGTGTTGCTTGAGATGGCTGCGTATTCGATGGTTAGACCTGCGGCCGGTAGTGCAGCGCGTGAGAACGCTGAAACGGTTGGGCGGTTCTGGTCAATCAACTTGTTTACGTAACCAACGAAGCCAGCTAGGGCAACGGTGTCGGCTGAAGTTGATGCGGTGCGAGCAAGCTGCTTTGCATCCTCGTCGCCTGAAACTAGAGCCTTAGCGAATTCGCCCTGCGAGCGGAACTTCTCTACTGCGGTTGATGGGGTTGCGACGGTCAAACCAGCCTCAACAACGCGGCGCAATTCTGCAACCTCGTCTAGGGCGGTGCGAACGTCAAGTTCGATGTTCTCTGACATAGATACTTCACTTTCTTCTTGTTCTGGTTCTGGAGTTACTTCGGCGGTTGCTTCGGTTTCCTCTCGAACCTCGTTTATGGTTGCGCCCGAATAGGCTGGGAACGCGACAACCGAAACCTCTTTGAGGTCTACTAGTTTGCGCGTAATCGTTTGGCCGTCGCGCTCTGACTCAACAGGCACGAAACCAACCGAAAATTTGTTCAGAACGCCGTCGCGCATTAGCGCTAGGGTTTCATCTGCACGTTGAACGCCAGCGGTTAGTTTTGCGGTGATTTCAAAACCTGCTTCAGTTTCGCGACCGCTGATTACTTTGCCGATGGGTAGGTCGTCGTGTGCGTGGCCGTAGAAGATTTTGACGTCTTCAATCGAGCGAACTGCGCCCGGAACGAAACGTTCTTCATAAGCGCCACCGATGTTCGCGCTCTGACCGTATGGAACGGCTAGGCCGGTGATGGTGCGTTCTTCTACGTCTGCACGAGCTTCAAACTCGCGTATTTCGATTTCAGGCATTTAGTCCTTCCTTGATGCGGATTTCTTCGCTGTCGAGCCAACCGCCATCAACGCCTATCTTGTAGTAGGCATAACGTTCTGCGATGTCGGCTCGGAATAGGCTTTCGAAGTCAAACTCGACTCTGGTGCCGCGTGGTAGGCAGTTGCTAAAGGCATCGGTAATTGCGTCGGTGTATGCCATTAGAGTGTGGCGGTAGAAAACTTGGTTTTCGTCTTGCAGGTTTGTGTATGTGTCGGTTGAGCCCGGAACGGTTGTTAGCAAGAGTCGCGCTGGGATACCAAATAGTCTGGCAATGCTCTGCACTGCGTTGTCTTGAATTTCAACGAATAGCGCTTCGCGTGGCGATAGTGCTACTGGCTTGTAATCGAAACCGTTGCCCAATACTGCAACTTGGCGGTTTTGCTGTTTGTTGTGCCAGTTGGTAGTGATGGCTTCAGCCTGTTCGCTGTTGAGCATGGCGTTAGTGGTCAGAATACCCGTAGGCACTCCAGCCGAGCCAAACCAGTTCGCTGCATAGTCGCGCAATTCAAGCGCGGCTGCGATGTCTTTGTGGCATGAGTGAATTGGTGAAATGCCGCGAGGGTTACCAACTTTAGTGAATAGGCGTAAGTGTTCAACTTTGCCGGTGATGTCTTTGCCTTCGTAGCTGTAAACGAATGAGGTGCCTGCGTCGTTGTAGGTGACCGATACGGCTGCCGGTGGCAGGATAGTGAGGTTATTGACGCGGCCTGAAAAGTCTAGGTCTTTATACCAGAAAGCGTTGCCGTCGAGTGCCAACGAGTTTACGGTCTGAATTAGAAACTCGCGGCGAGTCATGATTAGCGACGGTTTGTTAATCAGTAACGGGTTTTCGATTTGCATTTCCATGCCGGTTGCAAAACGGTAAGTATTCATTTTCATCTTCGAAATAGGGGTCGAGATGATTTGAGTGGCACGATAAACGGCAGTCAATGACAAAGCGTTATCGGCGGTAACGACACTGGTAGCCGTTGCGCGTGAAGGAATAGTCGGTTGAGCCGCGCGCGTTTCAGTGCGGCCAGTTAGTCGGTTCCATAGTGAAGCCATGTTCTTACTATAGCAACCTGTGGATAACTCTGTGCAAAACTAAAATACTTGCACTCCGGCGTGTTGCGCTCGGCTTGAACAATACACTGCAATGACTGTTGCCATAAGTGCGTCGATTTCACCGCGCGACTCTTTGCGACTAATAGACCAACTTTCGCCAGTGTATTTCGCTACACCGTTGCCCATTTGTGCAACTAGCAGAGGGTCGTTGTTGTGTCTGATTTGTCCGTTACTGAATAGGGCATAAACGCTTGAGCATACGTTCGCCATTTCTTTGCCCCATAGTTGCCATGTTGGAATGCCTGCAGCTTTTAGTCGTTTGGCTAGGTTGCTAGTTAGGTAGTCGTCGATGGCGATGGCGCGGCCTGCATGGGTTTGGAATAGTCGAATGAGCTCGTCAAAGATTTGGTTTTCGGTTGGGTTTATGAATGAGCGAACTAGTTCGGTTTCTTGTATTTCGCCGTTGGTGTTAGCGACTGCTATAACGGCCGACTCCCAGTTCTTTGAAATGTCTACGCTGAAGACTGCGCCTTGCATTATAGTTACGCCGCGACCGGTGCAGGCTCGGAATAGGTTATTTGGCAGCCATGATTGACTTGAGCCGGTAATGAATTGGTTGAGCGTATAGCGTCGGACTTCATGTTCGGGCTGGGTGGCAATGTCTGATAGAACTCTGTCGATTGGCACGCGACCACAAGCAATTGCTGGGTTTGCTTGCATAATTGCATCCGGGTCGTCAATACGTGCGTTAGTTGGTGCCTCCCAAATGAAAGCGCCAAAGCGTTCTAAGTTAGGGTCGCCGCCAATAGCTTTATCTGCAGACTTGTAAAGGTCAATGAGAGTTTTGCTGTCTTGGTCGCCGGCTGTCGTAATCATTAGCACGATTGCATCATCAAGCGCGCTAGTGCCTTTGACCGCTGCAGTCCAAATACCTTCTTTAGCAAGGTGGCCTTCGTCAAGAACAACACGCTTCAACGGTTTACCTTGTAGCGCTGCCTCTTTAGCCGGGCTAACTTTGTAAGTGCCAGTGCCGTCGGCTTTTGCAATGCCTCGGGTTTCCGTCGTGCGCTTAAACCTTTTCTTTAACCAAGCGTTTGAGTCAATGACGTGTTTGACACGGTTGTAAATAATTGTTGCTTGGTCGAGGGATGATGCGATAGATAGCACGTCGCCACGATGAAACACCAGCCCGTCGAGATTGAAACCACCGCCAACAACGCTCTTGCCGTTTTGTCTGCCCATAGAAACAAGACACTGACGATACCTTAGTTCGCCCGGATACTTCGGATGGTCAGCCGGGTAACGTTCCAACACGTGACGGAACAACCATTTCTGCCACTCATCCAATTCAATGGGTGCATCCGTTTCGGGAGTAACCCAAGACAAACCCATTAGTTCAATAAGCCGGTCGCCATCGGTTGGAAAGTTATCCGACAACGGCGGCGTGAAACGAGCAGGTAATTGCATTAGCGAGTGAGCAGTTCAGCCAACGGGTCATGCTCTGTCTTGTCAGCGTTCAAAGAACGTTGCAGTTCAAGAACAGTCTTGCGAAGTTCTGCAGCGGTTGAAGTATTGCCCGAGTCGTCGAAAGACTCCGCCAGTTTCAGCGCTAGGCCAGCAATGACCATTTGCTCTAAGTTCAAGTCGAGCGTATCTAACCAAGCTCTAATAGCGTTTGTAATCATGTCGTGGTGACCTCCGGATAATTTGGGCTGTATTTAAAAACTTGAGGAAAAGGCGG